GCTGCCGCAAAGACTTTGACAGTGGACTATATCGGCGCTTATAAAGAGCGAACTGCTGTTACTGAACTATAAGTAGGAGGTGAACCATGGCTGACGCTGTCGCTTCACAGACTATACAAGACGGAGAGCGAACCGCAGTAATGCGGTTCACTAACGTCTCTGATGGCACTGGCGAGTCTGCGGTTAAAAAGGTGGATGTATCTGCCCTAGCCGCTAACTCAGCAGGTGTAGCATGCACAGAGGTCCACATACAAAGGATTTACTGGGCTACTGTTGGTATGTCAGTAAAACTGGAGTTTGACGCAACCAGTAATGTGTTGGCAATTGGATTGCCAGCGGATTCTACTGGCGATGAGTATTACGACAATTTTACTGCTATCCCCAATAACGCAGGATCTGGAAAGACTGGAGACATTGACTTTACGACCACAGGTCATAGCAGTGGTGACACTTACATGATTATTCTTGAGATGATCAAGAAGTACGACTAAGGGAATTGATATGTCGTTTATGATGCCCCAAGCAGCTAGAGAGAGGTTAGAAGCTGTAAGAGCCAGCCCTCTTTATCCGCAAATTCAGGCAATGAATAGGCGGTTGAATGAAATGGCGAACCCAAGTAATCGTTATGATCCGTCTGGTAATCCAG